TGGCGAAAAGCGTTTGCGAAAGGGTCGCAGGCTGTCCGCCCGAGGCAAGGCATGGTCTTGACGCCGTTTGCCAAGATCCCGATGGCAACGCATCGCGTGGCATTGATCCTGGCACATCATGCCCTTATCCTGCCATTTGGGCATGAGGTCCATGCGTGTCATCGGTGTAGCTTCCCCCCGTGCTGTAATCCTCAACATCTGGTTTTTGGCACCGCACATGATAATCGCAACTATGGACCGGAACGCCTTGCGGGGTTCTATGGCATACGGGGGCCATTTCATTTGCCAAATGGTATCGATCTGACGTTGGACTATTATGTGCTGCGCAAGCCGTAACAAATTTGTTTGACACCTACGGGATTGTTCTATACCTTTGTGACAGGCGTTGCTAAGTGACTCTCGCGGGTCGCTGGGCAACGCCTTTTTTTGTGCCCATAAAACAGCAACGCCGGCTCCTGGCTGCCAACGCCTTGCCGGGAGCTCGCGTCGGGCACCTGAACTACCAGCACCTGCGCCCCTGCTCGCTGCACACCCGGGCAGGGGTGTGGAGAGCCGCACTACTCACACTATCCTGGTGCTCTGAGCCATGGCACAGTTTACCAATGGCCATACGAAAATGGGCGGACGCCAAGCTGGGACGCCGAATAAGCGCACGCAGCGGGCGAAAGACTGGGCGCGGGAGTTAGTGGAAGACTCCCACTACCTCGACAGCCTCCAGCAGCGGTTAGTGGAGGGCACCCTGGCACCGCAGGTGGAAGCCCTGCTCCTCCAGTATGCCTATGGCCGTCCGACCGATCTGCAGGCGGATGGCTCGGTGCTCCCCAAAGAAATCACCATAAGGTTCTAACGATGGTGGTCAACTTTCCGCCACTGCGCACCCACCAGCGGACCCTCTACGATGCCAGACAACGCTTTAGCGTGTGGGTCTGCCACAGGCGCTTTGGCAAAACCACCCTCGCCCTCTACTGCCTCATCAAAGACGCCATGGATAATCGCCAGACGCGCCCGCGCTTTGCCTACGTGGCGCCGCTCTACCGCCAGGCCAAACTGATCGCCTGGGATCTGCTCAAGCACCTGACGCGCCGCCTGCCTGGCACCCGCATCAACGAAGCCGAACTCCGCGTGGACCTCACCGGCGACCGGCGCATCCAACTCTTTGGCGCGGATAACCCGGATGCCTTACGTGGCCCCTACTGGGATGGCGTGGTGTTCGATGAGTTCGCCGAAATGCGGCCGCGTGTCTGGACGGAAGTGGTGCGGCCCGCGCTGGCGGATCGCCAGGGGTGGGCGCTGTTTCTCTCGACCCCCAAAGGCCACAATCACTTCTACGACCTGTACCAGGACGCCCAGGCGCTCGAGGGCTGGCATACCGCGCTCTACCGGGCCGATGAGACGGGGATCATTCCGCAGGACGAACTCGACGCCGCCCGGGCCGTGATGGCGCCAGAGCAGTATAACCAGGAGTTTCAAAGTTCCTTCGAGTCCGCCCTGATCGGCGCCTACTACGCCAGCTACCTCCAGACTGCCCAGGAGGAGGGCCGCCTGACGCGCGTGCCGTGGCAGCCTGAGCTGCCGGTACACGTGACGTTCGACATTGGCGTGAGTGACAGCACGGCCCTGTGGTTTATTCAGCCGGTCGGCAAAATGTTGCATGTCATCGACTACCTGGAAGCCAGCGACCAGGGCCTGGAATACTACGCCAAAGTCATCAAGGACAAGCCCTACGTGTACGGACGCTTTTACTGGCCGCACGACATCATGGCCCGGGATTTTAGTAGTGATGGTCGCACGCGCCTGGCGATGGCGGAACAGCTCGGCCTGCGCCCCTCCGTGGTGGTGCCGCAGGGGTCGATTGCCGATGGCATCCAGGCCGTGCGCAGTCTCTTTCCGCGCTTTGTGTTTGACCAGGAGAAGTGTTACGAGGGCATCGAGAATCTCAAGGCGTACCGTCGGGAGTGGAGCGAAACGCGCCGGGACTGGCTGGACCATCCATTACACAATTATGCGAGTCATGCGGCCGACAGCCTGCGGTATTTTGCGAGCGCGTACCAGGAACAGGACCCGGTGCAGGTCTACACCCCGCCGCGCCACGACGGGGCCATGCCCACCGGACTTAGGCAGGGCTTCTGGTTTCGCTGAGGAGGACACGCCATGCGGACTGAGCGCCTCCCCGAGGCCTGGGCCAGCACGTCGCCCTGGACACACCGCCGGGTGCGCTGGGGGCTCAGGTGGTTGCCGCGCACGTGGGCCGTACGGTATCGACGCTGTGTGACACATGCGCCGGCGACGGTGTGCAACTGTCGGATGTATGCGGTCTTTTGGGGACAATTCCCCGCAGCAGAGGGGGTGGAAGATGCCTGCGAAGTCACGTAAGCAGCAGCAGTGGGCGGGGGCCGAGTTGGCCCGGCGCCGTGAGGGCAAAAAGCCGCAGAGCGATATCAGCACGGAGTCACTGACAGACTTTGCCGAGACGAAGACCAAGAAATTGCCCACGCGGGTGAAGAAAGGCAGCAAAAGTAGTTACTAGAGACTAGGGAAGAGTGGTATAATTAAGGCGAGATGTGCAGGTGGTCAGACCCGCACACCCCTAGCCACACACACGACTGTCAAGGAGTCGCATGCATGGATGACGATACTTTACCACTGTTCCCACTTGCTGACTTGAAGAAATATCGGATCAAAGGCCGGGGTTGGGGCAAGCGATCTCTTCAGAAGCCTGGTCCTCTCGTGACGCTTTGTCCTGTCTGCAACGCGGCCTATTATCCATATAGCAAGAGCCAGCGTGGATGTTCGCTGAGGTGTTCTCTGCTCCTTCATTTTTGGGAACGCGTCGAGAAGACAGAGACCTGTTGGATATGGACTGGTGTCAAATTGCCAACAGGCTATGGCCATATCGGGACGAGAGATGGTGGACATGTTCAGGCGCATCGTTTGTCATACGAAATACATAAAGGGCCAATACCAGATGGCTTGGTGATTGACCATTTATGTCGTGTGAGAGCCTGTGTCAATCCTGAACATCTTGAACCTGTAACGCATCATGAGAATATTGCTCGCGGGATATCACGTATCTCAGAAAATATGGTGAAAACTCATTGTATGCGTGGACATCCTTTTAATGAGAAGAATACTTATTGGGCAAAAGATGGTACTGAGCGTGTATGCCGAAAATGTAAGACGTTACATGCAGGCAAGTATTATCGGCAAAACAAGCAGCAAGAGTAGTCTCGAGGCATTGCATGGCTGAGCATGTACAGACATTACGACCATTAACCCGTGAACAGAAGGTTGCGCTTGATCCGAGATCGGATGAAGACATCCTGGCTGAGGCTCGCGCGCGATTTCAAGCAGCAAGCGATTGGGAGCAGGATGAGCGTGCTCAGCAATATGAGGCCCTGAAATTTTCCAGCGGCCAACATTGGCCTGATTGGCTCCTGCGTCAGCGTTCAATGCCAGGACAAGAACAGCCTACGCTCACAATAGACCGTACTACTCAGTACCATAATCAAATCATAAACTCGTACCGCAGGAATCCCCTCTCAATTCGTATTAGGCCCAAAACGTCTGGAGCAAGCCAGCAAGTTGCGACAATACTTGAGGGAAAAACGAGAGATATAGAGGCGGATTCACAAGCAGACCAGGCCTACACGACCGCCCTCGCGCAGGCCATTAGCTTCGGCGAAGGCTTCTTTCGCCTCGTCACCGAATACGAAGATCCGTTCTCATTTCGCCAGTGCCTCAAGGTCCAACCTATCTACGACAGGTTCAGTGTCTTCTGTGACCCGGCCAGTACGCATCCCGCCGGCCTGGACATGGACTTCTGTTTCGTCGTCTCGCACCTCTCCCACAGTGCCTTTTGTGCGCGCTATGAGGTGCAACCGGTGGACGTGGGCCAGTGGGCCACCTACCCCAACCAGGACTGGGTGACGCGGGATCTCGTGCGCATCGCGTCCTACTACTACCGCGTCTATGAGCGGCTCGAGCTTATGCAGATGCCCGATGGCACGGTGCTGCCGACCGACGGCATGGGCGACATCCCGCCGGAGTGGCCGCGCCGCACGACGCTGGTTCCTACGGTCTATTGGGTGACGATGTGCGGCTATGCCATCCTGGAGAAAACGCGCTGGTTGGGCAGCCACATCCCTGTGGTCCGTGTGGAAGGGCGGCGCCTGGACCTGGACGGCAAAGCCCGCCGCACGGGCATTGTGCAGGCGTCCAGCTCCAGTCAGCTCGCCTACGACGCCTACGCCAGTGCCGAGATGTCCGCGATCGCCCTGGCGCCCAAAGCGCCCTACGTGCTGTACGTGGAGCAAATCTCGGGTTATGAATCGATCTGGAATCAGGCCAATGACGCGCATGTGCCCTACCTGCCGATCAAAGCCGTGACCAGTGGCGGGACACTGCTCCCCCCACCCCGGCGGGAGGTGGTCGAACCGGCGGTCCAGGCGATTTCTCAGGCCCGCCTGCTCGCGGCCCAGGACATCCAGGCCACCATTGGCCAGTATGAAGCCAGTGTCGGCGCCCCGTCCAATGAACAGAGCGGCGCGGCGATTGACGCCCGCAAGCGTGAAGGCGAGCAGACTACCGCCGGCTTTACCGCGAATCTGGCGTGGTCCATCGAGGCGTGTGGGCGACAGATACTCGACATCCTGCCCAAGCTCTACCCTGGGGCGACCGAACTGCGCCAGGTGGGCAAGGACGGCACGGTGAGTATGGCGCAGGTGAACCAGCCGCCGCAGGACGCGCAGGGGCGGCCGCAGGAGACGAATACCCTGGCGACTGGGGTCTACGAATGTGTCGTCAGTGCTGGGCCGAGCTACGATACGTCTCGGGAGCTGATGAACGAGCGGCTCGGTATCCTGCTTGGGGCCGTGCCCCAGGTGGCGCCCTATGTGCTCGACCTCTACACCGGCTCGCTCGACATCCCCCAGGCGGAAGAGCTGGCGGCGCGGCTCAAGACCATGGTGCCTCCGGAGGCGTTGCAGGCCACGGAAGGCGGCTCGCTTGAGAGCAAAGTCGCGATGCTCCAGAATCAGGTGCAGCAGGCGACCCAGCAGCTCCACATGCTCACGCAGCAACTCCAGCAAAGCAAACAGACGGAACAGGTTGCGACCCAAAGCCTTGCCTTGACCGAACAGGAAAACGCGAAGCTGAAGACGCAATTAGCGGACAAGCGGCGCGATGTCGAAATTGACACGTATCGGGCCAAGTGGGAACACGAGGAAGCCGTGCAGGCCAATCAGATCAAGCTCGCAGAGTTGCGCCTGAAATATGGCCTCCAGGCCGCCGAACTCCAGCATGAGATGAGCCAGCCGCCGCAGACCAATGGCACGACGGACGAGGACTAGGATATGCCGATTGAGACCTGGGAGCGCCAGGGTGATAGTGGCGCCTTCGTGAAACTTGGGGACGCCTCCCCCAACGGCGCGGGCAGTGGGGACGCCCCTACACCGGCTGGAAGTGAGGCGCCTGCTGCCGCTGGTCACGGGGATGCACCCCCGGGCCAGTCTCGGGAGACCTCAGCCCCTCCCTCTGACGCCCCGGATGGTACGCCGCCGGCGCAGGCGGCTCCGGACGGTACGCTGTCCGGGGACGACGACACCGACGAACCGGGCGATCCCGACGCCGCGCTCACCGTGGCGCGCTTCAATCGCCGCATGGGCCAGGTGACCCGCTACCGGCGCCAGGCCGAACGCGAGCTGGCCGGGGAACGCCAGCGCAACGCCGAACTCGCCGCGAAGGTCGAGACGCTGACCGCCATGATCAGTGGGGCCGCGCCGCCGATGCCCGACGCCCCACGCCAGGACCCCAGCGCCCCACCGCTCCGGCCCAACGCCGCCGACTATACGGACCAGGCCGCCTACGATCAGGCCATGGACGTGTGGCTGGACCGCCGTACGCACCACGCCATGCGCCAGCAGTCTCAGGCCGAGCAGGCGCAACGCAGCTTGCAGGAGCGGGAGGCCGCCTTCAAGGCGCAGCACGCGGATTATGACGACGTGGTCCGCACGCAGCTCGCCGGGAAGACGGCCCCGCATGTGCAACAGGCCCTGATGCTGCTGCCCGAGGGACCGGCGCTGGCCTATGCCCTGGCGCATCAGCCCGACACGCTCCAGCGCCTGAACCAGATGCCGCCACCGCTGATGCTCATGGAGTTAGGGCGCCTCGTGCCCGCGTCCAGCCCGCCTGCTGGCACGCACGGAACCACGACGCCTGTGACCAATGGACAAGCCACACCGCCACTGCCACCGCCACTGACGCCGGTGCAGGGGCAGGGGGTGGTGCCGACGGCAGGTCTCAGAGAGGGGATGACCTTCGAGGACTATAAGCGCGAACGACAGCGCAGCAGCCAGTTGCCGGTGTGGAAGGCACGCTAGAGCAGCAAGGGCTGGACGGGGACAGGAGAGCCATTTCAAGCCGCCATGCATACCCCTGCCGCCTCAGGGGAGAGTCATTCGTGACCTTTCTATGAGGAGGTAGGCCAAAAATGCCCACCAATACGATCCTGACGATCGGGTTAATAACCCAGGAAATGCTTGATTGTTTTGACACAAATAGGGTTTTTAGTAAACGTATAATGAATGAATACTCGGATAAGTTCGCGGTTCCGGGTTCAAAATCTGGACCTACGATTAATGTGCGCCTCCCCGCACGCCTCTCCAGTACCAGCGGCCCATCAATGACGCCGCAGGATTACATTGAGGAAAGTGTCCCGCTCACCATTGACCAGCAAGAGAAGGTGGGGCTCTCCTTCACGAGCTTTGAGATGACCCTCTCGATGGACGACTGGCGCAACCGCGTGGGGACGCCGGCGGGGATTGTGCTCTCCAATAAGGTGGATCTCTACGGGTTGTCGCTCTACTGGCACTGCCCCAACGCCATTCTCAGTCCCTCGACCGGGTCGGCCAAGTGGTTGGCGTATCTCAACGCCGGGGCGATCATGGCCGACAATGGCGCGCCCAATGACGGCGAATGGTCCGCCATCCTGAATCAGTATGAGCAGGCCGCCGTGGTGAACGAGAATAAACCGTTGTTTCAAGATAGTGGCGAGATTGCGCGCCAGTACAAACGCGGCTCCATGGGCACCTCGGGCGGTTTTCAGTGGTATTGGGATCAGAACGTGGCCGCCCACACCACGGGTCAGCGCGGCGGGGCCCCGACCTATACCAGTACGGGTGCCGGGGGCACGTCGATTGTGACGGGCGCCTGGACCAGTGCGGCGGCCAATCGCCTCAAGCGCGGCGACATCTTCACCATTGCCAACGTGTACGCGGTCAACCCGGTGTCGCTCGCCAGTACGGGGCAGTTGCGGCAGTTTACCGTCACGACGGATGCCAACAGTGACGCGTCGGGCAATGCCACCATCCAGATCTACCCGCCGATTATCGGCCCGGGCTCGCCGCGCCAGACAGTCAGTGTGTTGCCGACCGCCAGTGCGCCCCTGACCATGCTGGGGACAGCCAGTACGGTGTACTACCAGAACCTCACCTTGCAACGCCAGGCCTTCGTGATGGGGATGTGTCGCTTGCAAGAGCCGTTTTCGGGCCAGTCGGCGTATTCGGTCGATAGCACGAGTGGCGTGGCGATCCGCAGTTGGAAGGCGAGCGATATTAGCAGCGACGCCCACCTCAGCCGGTCCGATATCGCCTTCGGCATCGCCCCTGGTCGTATCGAATGGTGCACGCGGGTGTGGTCGACCCCGCCCACGCTCTAGGACTGTGTGGCCTATGAACGTTATTCTTACCGGGGGCGTGCTCGTCACGCCTGAAGGAGACAGCATGAGCGAGGCTGGTGAGTACACGC